TGTGTACAAGGTACGGGATGTCGAAGAACTGCACATTCCATCCCGTCACGATGTCGATGCCAAGGGACTGCCATGTCAGCATGAAGTCGCCAAGCATCTGCTCCTCGTTGTCATAGAGGTTGACGAGTACATCGTTCGGCATCTTGGACTTGTCAACCGTGCCAAGGGCAAATGTGTACTTCTTGCTGCCGCAGATGAGGGTGATGACATTCACCTTCTCGTTCGCGGTAGCAATGTTCGGGAAGCCTTCCTCCGACTCGGTTTCGATGTCGATGTAGGCGATCTTCATCACCTTCATGTCATAGTTGATCTCGGAGGGGTACTCCTCGCCTATGAACTGATAGAGGTAGTCCGTGTTTCCGTGAATGGGATAGGACTTGACATCGCTGTACTTCTCCGTGAACTCACGCGCAGAGTCGATGTCATCGAACACGATTGGCTCGACATACTTCCCGTCGAGCGTCCTCCATGTCTGAGACCTCTGGCTCAACACGAAGAGGGAGGGCTTGAATGCCTCCTCCTCGGTGAACGCGACTCCGTTGTGATAACCACGATGTAGAATGCGATTGCCGCGAATGGCGACATTCGTGTAGAACTTGCTCATGCTCTAAGTATACCTCACTCCAAGACGGAGGCAAGGGTATTCGGGATCTCTTCTTTGATTCTGTTCTCTGCCAACTGAATGTATTCGGGATTCAGTTCAGTACCCACAAAGTTCCTATTGTTCTCTAGGGCAACGACTGCCGTGGTTCCCGATCCCGTGAATGGATCCATCACGGTTCCACCTTCAGGGCATCCTGCAAGGATGCAGGGAAGAATAAGATTCTTCGGATAGACTGCGAAATGCGCTCCCTTGTATCCCTTGGTATTCACAGTCCAAACGGAACGCTTGTTCTTTTTTTCAACAATTGCCCTGAATGGAACTTGTCCTGGTAGAGGCTCACCCTTTGCATTGAAACTGCCTTTCTTGGCGGATGGTCTACCACAATCAGCATACTTTGCATCTTCCTTGATTGCCTCATGGTCATAGTAGTAATGAGACTTCTTGGAGAGCAGGAAGATATACTCATGTGCCTTCGTGCAGCGATCCTCGACTGACTCAGGCATGGGATTGGGCTTGTGCCAGATGATGTCCTGACGCAGCCACCAGCCATCTGCCTGTAGGGCAAATGCCACACGCCAAGGAATCCCGATGAGATCCTTGTGCTTCAGACCCTTCTGCTCCCTGCGGTTGCCAGGAATGAACGAAGGCATGTCGCGCTGCCCACCGATTGTCTGCGGGGGAGGAGCGACATTCTTCTGAGCCATGTACGAATCGCCAAGGTTCAGCCACAGAGTACCATCAGGACGAAGACAGCGGCGAACTTCACGGAATACATCAACGAGTGCATTGACATACTCGTTGACCTCCTGCTCGGATCCGATCTCCCCCTCTCCTCCTCCGTAGTCGCGAAGTCCGAAGTACGGAGGTGAGGTAACGCAAGTATGAACAGAGTCTGCATCAATCTGCTTGAGTGCTTCACGGCAGTCTCCCTGTATGATCCTGTAGTTCATGTTTCCTCAATACTTGATGCCACGCGCAAAATGATGCTCCTCGAACGACGAGAAGCCAAAGCATTCCCTAGCATACTCCAAGATGATGTTCTTGTCGAAGTTGTTGCAGGAATACACATCCAGCGTGATGAAGTGGGTGGGTTCGATTGAGTGGATTTGAATGCCACTTTCAATCAGAGGAACCCACCCACTTACACCAGCCTTTGCTGGATAGAGTTCCTTGCCAAGGTGAGTTGGTCCGTGTATTACTATCGGTTGGCTCATTCGGGTCATGCCGATCTTGTCAACGACCCGCTCAAGGAAGCGATAGGTTAGTTCCATGTCGTCTGCTGCACCAGGCTTGCAGTCGTACATGTCGAGATAGTACGAGTATCCAAATGGCATTAGTCGCGCTCCACTCCATAGATGTGTTCCTCGGAGATCACATCATATTCCTTGTAGTGCTGACCCTTGATCTTGCTGATGTCCCACAATGCTCGGTCACCGACACGGATGTCTTCCTTGACACCTTCTCCCACGGCAATCACCTTCGACCAGACCAATCTGGAAGTGATCTTCTCATTGTAGATGATGCCAGCCTCGGTTGTCTTTTCGCCACCGAAGTCCCTGGCAAGGACGACATTCCTCCCAATCGGGCGCAGATCATTCATGATAGTTCCCTCGCAGTGCAGTTGAAGAGAGATTCAGTGTACGCAATTTCCCCATATTGTGCCTGTATGCGCTTGTCCTGCCGATAGGCAGAAAGAAGCACGATGTAGTTGATGACATCGACCATCGTGTCCTCAAAGGACTCGTCCTTCACATTGGTCTTGCCCGACTCAATAATGGAGGAAAGACGGCTCATCTTGTCCGTGAGGCGCACCATGAAGCCTTGTTCAGTGGAACAAATGCCCATTGCCTCGACACGGGTGAAGTTGGCAAATGGCTGCTTGCCTCCATTACCCGCATAGTCCCGATTCTTCATGTCCATCAAGTCCCGTGCTTGCTTGCAAAGGACTTCGTGATGCTTCAGCAGTTCATCTCGCGTCATTTGGTTCTCCATGATATTCAGTTCACGCCCGTGCTTCCAAACCCGCCGTTGCGGGATGTTCTCTTCTGCGGTCTCTCAAGACTCTCCATGATCACATAGTCATGGTTCCTCACAAGTTCTGCCTGAGCGATCCTCATTCCATGCGTGATCGTCACGCGAGACAAGGAATCGTTCTTGAGGAGCAAGAAGCACTCCTCGACATAATCGGAGTCTACTATACCCTCGCAATTCTGAGTTACAAGTCCCATCTTGAAAGAAAGTCCAGAACGGGGATAGATTCTGACGGAGTGACCTTCGGGGATGTCAAAGATCAATCCTGTCGGAATCAATACTCGGAACTCGGCGGGGATCTCAATCTTATCCACGCAGTCGAGTTCAATTGCCTCGTTCATGCGGGTATAGCATTTGATCTTATTCGATCCCATGAGGCAAGCACAGAGGTCGAAGCAAGCCGATTCCTCGGTTGCAAAGGATGGAACGATAGCATTCGGATTTGATCTGAATACCTTCAGCATGATATAGATCCTTGGTTTAGCGGCTCTTTGCCTTGCGATCCTTCTTACGATTCAACAGACGCTTGAGGTTTTCCCGCCTCTTTGCTTCGTCTTCCGACGAAACATTGCTCACAAGCGGAACCGAAAGCGTGGTTGTGGGAACCTGTGGAACCTGTGGGTTCTGCATCTTCCGCATTGCATCAAGCATACCACAGCCTCTGCCATCTTATGATGATAGAGATTGATGTTCACCTGCATCCTCGGGCGTTCCGATTCTGGATAGAGGGGATTCGACAAGCACCTCTGTGCGGCAGCAAGACCTTCATCGAATCGATGGAGGTAGAATGCCGTGGATGCGATCTCGTCATCGACCTGCCACTTGTAGACATCCTCGTCTATGAACAAAATGTCATACTGAGGATACGGCATGTCCTGTGCCATCTTGGCATGGAGATATGCCAGTCTTGGCTGATTGACCATGCGGTACATCTTGGCAATGTGATACAGGGGTTCTGCTCGGATCGGGCGATAGTTCCATGCCATGAGGAACTTCTCCTTGATCTCACCGAATGTCTTGTTGGTGATCGCAGCGATCATTGCGATGCGATAGAGGGAATAGAAGACTTCCTCTTCCCACCCACCCATCTCCACGCGCTTGCGATATGCCTCATCGGACTTGTCCCACTGCTGCGAGTCGAAGTACGACTGAGCAAGATAGAACTGATCGCGGGTGTTGGTAGGATCCTCCTTGAGGGCATTCTCAAGGATGATGGCATCGCGGCTGTACTTCTCAATGGGATCGATGTTGAGGTTTCTTGCCCCACCCATAGTACGGGCGCAGATGTTGTAGTTGCCTTCCAACTTGGCAACGCGGGGATTTGGCTTCTCGCAAGCAGCATATTCGTGGAGAACACCCTTGTAATGCCACTTGCAGTCCAACTTGAATACCTGATTGCGCCACCAGAAGAACGATCCACGCTTGATGCGAAGGGCAAAACTATCGATTTCCGTGTTCTCGGGGAGTTTCAGTTCACCGTCGATGTAGTCGTCGGCATCGATGACCCATGCATAGTCTGCCTTGCCTTCGGCGGCTTGGAATGCCAGTGTTCGGTTGTGACCGAAGTTCTTCCATTCATGGGAGTGGAGTTCACCAGGAATACCCTTCTCGGCAAAGAAGTTCTTGATGATGTCCTCAGTTCCATCGGTGGAACCCGTATCGCAGATGACCCAGTGGTCTATGAACTTGTAGACTGAATTGAGGCACTCAAGAATGATGTGAGATTCGTTCTTCACGATCATGCATAGTGTAACGGTTGGACGCATACTGTATATTCCTTTGGTTCAGGGCTTCTTCTTACCTATGTGGTATTTAGGTACGAGTTCCCAGTTCTGCTTGTCTTTGAATGGGATTATCTTCATCTGTGCAAGAGAAACAATAGGTTCGCTTGCCTTCTTCTCATCGACTATGTCCACAAGACCCCATTCCTCCAGTAGGTTGGCAATCGTGTTCCGTCTGCCGATGTCGGTATCATCAATGTCGGTCGGTAGACCGTCTAGCGCGAACAGTTCCTTGAAATGAACGATGTAGAACTTGCCGCGCTTGTGCAGAATGTGGCAACTCTGATAGAGTTTGTTTTCCTTCTTGGAGGAGACACCGATCCTAGTCAGCGTCTCACGCACCTTGAGAAAGTCATCCTCAGCCTTTAGTGTCACCTCCAGCAGATCGTCTGCCTTGAGGTTCAATACTCTTTTTTCCATAGTGTCCTCGCCAATCAATCAACATGATAGAATGTCTTTGATTATTTAGCATTTCGGACACCTCCATGCATCTTTTGTCCACGGGACACGATTTCCGCGACTATCTTGGCACCAAGGGTATCCCTCAGTTGCTCTGCCTTCTTGATTGAGCAGTTGAACAGATCGGCAATGGTCTGAACCAGTTCCGCGTCATCCTTCTTTGCCCATTTGGACATCCGCTTCCTCGGACGGACGGAATGCAGCAGGAACTCATACTGCATCTGCTTGTCCATATGGCAGCGGAAGTTCATCTCGTTGGCTTGGATGATGGTATCGGGAAACTGAGACAGACCCTTGTTCATGAGGTAGGGGGCATACTCGGATGCCCCCCTTCCCTCCTCACGGATAAGATTCTTCTTGCTGATGTTGATGCTGTTCAGGAAGTCGAATGGGTTGTCGTTCATTTCTTGAACTCACAGGAAACCATCAGTTCGCTCAGACATGCCATAGTGTTGATCTCCTGATCCGCGACGAAGGCAGACTTGTACTGATATTCAGCAAGGGTCAGGATTGCCTGTGGAATGGACTGAGGCTCAAGGATCTCGTAGATCCCGTCATAGATGTTGCGGAACAGACCGACATGGTCGTTGTCAATGTTGTTCGCCACCCACTTGCGGATCGATCCGAACTCCTTCTTCTTCATGAAGCCGATCAGGTCATTGACCTTGTCGGTTGCCGTGGTGCCAAGGATGCCGACATCGATCTTGCCACCCAAGGCATACTTCTGTAGGTCATTGATGAGCCTACGGAAGTCGGGGAACCTACGCATGACGAGTTCCGCGACCACCTTGTTGTCGTATTCGATGTCCTCTGCGTCGAGGATGGCACAGATGCGCTTGTGCATCTGCTTTGCCATCTTGGGCTTCTCGGCAGCAGGGATGCGGAAGTCGATGACCGTGCATCGCGAATGCAGGGGTTGGATGATCCTGTTCTTGTAGTTGCAGGTCAGGATGAAGCGACAGTTCTTGGAGAACTCCTCCATGAAGCCACGAAGGGCTGGCTGCATGGACTGCGGATTGGAGTAATCGAACTCGTCTAGGATGACCACCTTGTTGCCACCGCTGAACGAGACCGAACTCGCGAAGTCGCGGATTCGGGTTCTCAGGGTGTCGATGTTTCCATCCTCAGAGCAGTTGATGATGATCCAATCGCAGTTCATCTCGTCGCAAAGTGCCTTTGCAACGGTCGTCTTGCCCACACCAGGTCCACCCGCAAGGAGAAGGTTCTGAATCTGCCCCTTCTCTATGCTATCCTCAAATGTCTTCAGAATGTCTTCGGGAAGGACGCAGTCAGCGATCCGACGAGGGCGGTATTTCTCCGACCAAAGATATTCATCAGTAGCAAGCATGTTTTCCTCAAGACTTGGTTGATTCCGAACGGAGAGCGATCCAATACGACACAGCATTGTTCTTGCCAGTGAACTTGGCAACGGCAGTTCCACCCACCTCGACCTTGTAGTCATCAGGGATCATCTTCAGGAGTTCGATGTCCATGAAGAGGTTGAACTTATTTCCTGTCTGATCTGACAGGATCATAGTGAACACATTCGATGAACTATTGAGACCCACTTTGCGGTCGAATGCCACCATCTCAATGCCACCCACATCGGTGTTCCTGATGCACACCGCGTCGAGTTGCAGCACGGAGGATGCCTTCTGAATCTCGGCAATCTGATTCTGAGACAGGTCGAACGATACCGTCAGGGCTGGCATCTTGATCGACTTGTTCGCCTTCTCGACCAACTTCTCGTCGGCATAGAAGTAGTTCACCGAACTGTTGTTCGACTTGATGGTCACGAACTTGTCGTTGAACTGATACTCGGGAGTACCGAACAAGGAGGTCGTGGCAATGAACTTGCCAAGATCGAAGATGGCAAACGGCTTCGCAAAGTCCTCCTCCACCTTTGCCTCTGCCATGATGTTCTTGGCTGAGGATACGGTGCGGATGATGTTGCCCTGCTCAACATGGATGCTTGAGCGGATACCGGAAAAGTTCTTTAGGATGTCGAATGTCTTCTTGCTGATCTTCATGGTTTATTCCTCTTCACTGATTTCATCGATCATGTCGTAAATGTCCTCACCACCATTGACCATGTCCTTTAGGTCTCGTAGGTGGTGCTTGGCATCATGTCGCTTCTCGCGGCGATCCTTCTTCCTACCATTAGGGGTAGGACGATGATCATCCATGCGTCCGAAGTCTTCGTCGTTCCAGTTACGGCTCACCTTCTGTCTCCTTCTTCTCCAGCAGTTGAGATAGGTACTCTACACCGAATGTCTCTTCGATCAACTTCTTTCTCATATTATTCTCCGAAATGGTTAGTGGAACATAGTTGGTGAACCCAGGCATCTGCTTGGGGCAAATGATTCTGGGGTAGTCCAACTTGGAATAATGATTCTCGGTAAGATTCATCAGTTGCGTATGCGAATAGTCACCACAGCCACACTCAGAGCATACGAATGATTTTGCATAGAACTTGCTCTCCTGCCGTGACTCGCATGGTGGTATGTTCAGTTCCTCAGAACCATGACAGCATATGTCGCGAACATCCCGTATTTCCTCGGAAACCTTGGCATTGCTGAATCCCCGCGATATCTGTGCATCTGCAAACTGCCATGCCGATGTGAACTTGCGGCGGAAATAGTTCTTCATGGATTCATCCTGCTGAAGTTGTTCTTCTTCTTGAAGGTGAGGACTTCCTGGAACTTATCCATCAACTGATCGCTCTTGTGCGAGATGACGAATATGTTGCACCTTGCACCCATTCCCTTGAGCAACTTCATGAACTCATCCATGCCCGTTCCGTCAAGGCTAGAATCGAAGACCTCGTCAAGGACAAGCAGGTTGCAGTTCGTGCTGTTCTTCAGCCGTGCGATCTCTCGCCATGCAAGAAGTAGCGACAGGTCGATGCGCATCTTCTCGCCCTCGCTAAAAGATGCATAGGTGAACTCGTCGCGATGGCGCGACTTGATCGTCTCATCGAAGTTCTCATCAAGGTTGAACTGCACGAAGAAATCCATGCAGGTCAGGTACTGGTTGATCAACTTGTTCATGATCGGAAGATAGTGGC